GGTAAGAATATGGGGTCAGTTTTTATCTTGGGCTATGGCTAAGTCAGCACAAACAAATAAAATATTATCTAGAATAGAAAATGGTGACGCAAGAACTATGGTTAAACTACTTGCAGCACTACCTGTATATGGTGGTATACAAGAATTAAGAGAAATGGCAAAGTATGGTGAAGTTGTAACTGATATAGGAGAAGATACAAATGAGTGGTGGGCTGAATCAATTAGATTATCAGGACTACCTGGTGTTCTTCCAGAATTTTTAGCTAGTAATTTAGTAGGTCCAGGTTCAAGACAACCTTTCTTTTTAGCTTTTCCTGCAGGTAGTATTGCATTTGAATCTGATAAAATATTAAGAGATTATTTAAAAGGAAATACTGAAAGAGCATCTGAAAGATTTTTTCAAAGAATAGCTCCTCTTCCTAATTGGAGAAACTTTATATTAGAAAGAGCTAAAGATTTAGGAATAGAATTTGATGATGAAGGTAGAAAGTTACCTGAAACTAAATTAGAACGAAGACAATTTAATACAGGAGATTTAGTAACAAAAGATAAAAGATTAGGTTATCTATCTTCTAGAATATTAGAGCAAGGTGTTACTGCTGATTTATTAAAACAATCTGTTTTTAATGATAAACCTAAATTTAAAGATGGTGATGAAGTAATAGTACCACCTAAAAAACCAGAACAGTTTCAATCCTATGAAGCTATGTTAGAAGGTAATCCTGGTGCTAAAGAATCTGGTATTGCAATAACTGTTATTAAAGAGAAACCTTTATTACCAAAAAAGAAACCTAATATAGAAATACAAAAAGATTATTCTAAAGTATCTGAATTAGAGAAACCAAAAAAAGAATGGTTATTTAATACTGCAGAAAAAGTTTATAAAACTAATACAGATAATATTATACCAAGTGATATTATACTTGCTATCAATAGTGAAGAGACTGGTTGGGGTACATCAAGATTTATAAAAGATGGAAGTAAAAATTTATTTAATATACAAGTCTTTGATAAAAATAAACCACATATTAAAGCTACAGATAGTAAAGCTATGATTAAAAAATATGCTACTGAAGAAGATTCAATTAAAGATTTCTTAAATCTAGTTAATAAATCAGAGAAGTATAGTAATGTTAGAGAAACAATTGCAAAGTATAATCAAGGTGTAGCTAGTAAAGAAGATATAATAGATTCAATAGCTGCAACAGGATATGCAGAAAATGACGACTGGTCATCTAATGTTAAAAGTATTTTGAATAGAAGAATTTCTGGTAAAAATAAACAAGAATTAGCTAACTTATATGTTAATTTATTTACTAAAGAATAGTTGACACAACATAAAATTCCTACTATAATATAGGAACAGTAATGCTCATTAGAGATTACTAAAAATTAAATCGCTTAACGAAAGGATATAATATGACGATATTAAATTTTGACCCATTTAAAAATTATTCTATTGGATTTGATAGAATGTTTAATACTTTAAATGAGGTATCTAGAATCAATACAACAAACTTTCCTCCTTATAATATAAGAAAATTAAGTGACGGAAAATATCAGGTTGAAATAGCACTAGCTGGTTTCAATAAATCTGATATTAGATGTGAAGTTGAAGATGGTATATTAACTGTTGAAGCTATCAAAGAAGATAAGGATGGTGAAAACTTAATACATCAAGGTATTGCATCTAGAAATGTTTTAAGAAAATTTACTTTATCAGAATATATTAAAGTAGATACGGCTGACTTTAAAGATGGTATTCTAAGTATTAAATTATATGAAGAAGTACCTGAAGAAAAGAAAGCTAAGACAATAAAAATAAAATAACCTCCATAATTCTAGGGAGTGTAATGCTCCCTAGATAATAATATGACACCAAGAACTAAAACAGATATGATTGTTATTCATTGTTCAGCAACACCTGCTGATATGGATATAGGAGCAGAAAAAATTAAACATTGGCATGTCGTAGAAAATGGATGGGATGACATAGGCTATCATTATGTTATTAAAAGAGATGGTACTTTAGAAGTAGGTCGAGATGAATCTATGGTAGGCTCTCATGCAAGAGCAGTTAATGGTACATCAATAGGAATTTGTATGATAGGTGGTTCTAATAAGGAGGGTGCTTGGGAAAATAATTTTTTACCTGAGCAGTTTGATACATTAAAACAAATATTAGAAACACTAAAAGATAAATACGATATTAAAAAAATAATAGGACATTATGAAGTAGATGATAAAAAGAAATGTCCTTCATTTAATGTAAAGGAGTGGTTAGACAACAATGGGATTTCCAATACTTAGTGCTTTAAATCTAGCAGTAAAAGCAGGTACACATATATATCAAAATAGACAGAAAACTAAGATGTTAATGTCTGATGCTCAGATGAAACATGCTGAGAAAATGGCAAATGGTGAGGCAGAATATCAAGGTAAATTACTTGAGTCTAGAAATTCAGACTGGAAAGATGAATTTATTTTATTATTACTCTCAGCACCAATAGCATTGTTAACTTGGGCTGTATTTACAGATGACCCAAGTGCAATGGAGAAAATGAAATTATTTTTTGAATACTTTTCACAGCTACCTTTTTGGTATCAGACTATATTCGTAGGAGTAATTGCGAGTGTCTATGGTTTGAAAGCTACTGATTTGATAAAAAGAAAATAAATGTTAAAAAAAATATTATTGTTAATAAATCATTGGTCAAGTAAACTTAGTGTCTGGTCATGGCAAAAGCTATGGGGAAACAGACAGAAAGGAATAGGTTATAAAAATGAACTATTATTTTACAGGTACATTAATTATATTAATGGTATTATTAGCAATATTTGGAGGACCAGTAAGGTAATGTTTGATAAGTTTATGTATAAAGTTTTAGGAGCAATTGATAATTTCTTTTTAAAAGTAGAAACTATATTTACTAAGAAGAAGAAAGATAAAAAGAAAAAGACTACTAAATTTTTAGATGAGGGAATTTAATGATTATAAAATGTAAACAATGTAATGAAGAGTTTGAACCTAAGAATGAATTAGATATTTTCTGTGGTCAAGATTGTAAAGAAGAAGCATTAGCAGAATTAGATTCTGATTCTGATGAATGTTTATCTTGTCAATAAGGAGAATGATATGAATTTTAAATGGGATTTAAAAAAACAATTAGAAGAAAAAAGAAAAGCTGAGTCTGCTAAAGTACAACTTCGTGAAAGAAGTAAGCAATCTATTGCTAGACCTAAAGCAGAAAAGAATATAACATCAAACGACCCTAGACTACAAGGAATATAATATGTCTGATTGTATTAAATGTAATCATAAATGTCATTGTAACATTGACAAATGTTCTAGATGTGCATGTAATAGATGTACTCATTTAGAAGAATGGGAAGAAGCTTTAACATTAACAGATGAATATATTCCTTGGTGGAAAAAAATTTTAAATATTTTTAAATGAAAATAAAAGATTATAGCATCTAAATAAATTGGATTTAAAAAAATTGACAATACTAGCTAATGATTTAAGAAGTAATCTTCTTAATCCATATGCAAAAGAATTAATTAATCTTCGATATAGACCTAAGATTATTAAGAATAAAAAAAAGTATAATAGAAAGAAGGTTAAGATATGAAATTTGTATTAGTGTTTTCAATATGTTCTGCAATCACAGGGTTTTGTAACAATCCTATGGTAGTAGATAATAAATTTAATTATTGGTCAGACTGTGTTGCAGCAGGAGGAAAATTAATAATGGATTTTTCTAGTAAGATGCCAGAAGAAACTAATAAAGATAAATTATATATTAGTTATTTTTGTAATGAAAAAGAAAGTATAGGAAGTCCAACATAATTAACTTAATTCTTTTAAAAGAATTTCATATATATCTTTTATATCATCAAATTTAATTTTTGATTCTCTTAACATTGCAGATATTAATCCTGCATTTTCTTTTCTAAAGTGTAAATTAATTTTATCTTTTGGATAAAGTGATTGCTCAACAATAAATTGTCCTGTATTATTTATTATTAATTTAAACGTAGCTAAATCAGCTTCAGTTTTTTTACGTCTTTTATTATTTCTTGGTAATTTTTTGCGAATCATTATCTATAGATACATTGTTATTATTAATCTGTCCGTCATCATCTAACAAACTATCAATACTACTTGTATAAATCTCATTTAATTTTTCATTATTCTTTTGAATCTTTTGTTTTAGGTGTTCTTTCAAAGCTTCAATTTTTACAAACAAGATTTTATCTATAGTAGGATTTATTCCATACATAGGCAAATCATTAAGAGAAGAAATAATTCTTCTAAATCCTCTTGCTCTTTTTTCTAATTGACTTATCGTACTTTCATGAATCATAATCTCTCTCCAATATCATTTCAAGATAGTGAATTGCTTTCTCAATATCTTTTCTTTTTCCTTTTAGTTTATGTCTGCAAATATATTTAATTGCATTACCCTCAGCAAATAATAAATTATTCTCATTAATAAATTGTGCAGGTTGAATCCTCATACCTTTATAATGAGTTCCATCTACCTGCTTATTTAAACTATCATAAGCTAATCCATTAAATAAACTTTTATCTGTCATATTATAAAGGTCCTTTCTCAATCATCTGTTGTCTTCTTAAATCTTTTTCAGATGGTTGTAACATAGCATTTAAATCATCATATGTCAACTGTTGGTTGTGTTTTAATTTCTTAACTACCCACTTATATGACCATGGTTGTAGTCTTAATGTAGTATCTTGCCAATAGTGAGT